GGTGTATCCTCTCTGTCAATTCGGTAGATTATGTCCTCTATGTCCTCTTTCTCACCCACTCTATCGTAGGTCTGCATTATTCCTGATACTGCTGGCATGATATTCACCTGTTCATATTTGTAAGGGCTGCAAGACCATCCTCAAAACTGCCAGACTTATTTAAATTCTGCATAGCCTGTTTGTATTTGTTACCCGCTGTTTTGGGCGCTGACTTGCTGCCTGATAATGTTTTTTTCGGTGACTTAGCAATTTTCTTCTTCGTCACCACCTTAGCCCCATCGAACAGCATTGATTTGTGTAGCACAGTGATTAATCGTGCATCTACAATCTGGTCGTAGTCCTCTTGGCTAATGCCTTGGCTGACTGCATACTTGCCTATCTCTGTATACAACTCATTTGACCAGTTCGGAATCGTGGCTTTTAAGGTTTGTAGTGCCTCATCTGCCTTCGCTTTTTGTTCCGCTTCTCGTTGCTGAGTTTGTTGCTGATTAAGGGTTTCAATCTGGTTATTAAGCCAGTTTGCTTTGTCCTTAATGCCCTGATACTCAGCTAATGCTGTTTTATACCGCTCGGGGTTTTGTGCCTTTAGTAGCTCCCAGTCCACATTTTCATAGTTTCTTAGGTCGCCTACTGTGGCTACCGAAAGTGCATTTAGCTGGGTTTCGTATTGAAGCTGGGTATCTTCCGCCTCTTTACGCTTATCCGCTAGCGCCTGCGTTTTTCGGGTATAATCGGATTGACGTAGATGACCTTGTTTGAGTTCCTGTATATCAATGGCTTCACCATCAATATCTACATAGCCCTCGGTCAAGTACTCAATCTTTGGCTCTGATTCTTCTTCAGACTCCTCAGCTTCGTCCGATTCTTCCTCGGTTAGACCCTCTGTATCGGTCTCCTCAGTGTCCTCTTCCTCTGCGTCGGGCGCTTCTGTCGCGTCCTCGGCCTCTTTATCGTCTTGAACAGGTTGGTCTTGCGACTCCGTATTGTCAGATCGTTCCATCAGCTTTAGCGCATCTTCTACGCTAAGCTCTTGTGTAGAATCTAATTCTGATTCCGCTAAGGTTTGATCAGTCATCTATCACACTCCTATCTTATTGAAATTCCTTGTTTTATGTTTGAGACATGTGGGCGAATTAGTCACCGCCCTCTTCTGCCCCTGTTGTAGCCCCTTGCTGCTGCGCTTTTTGCTCTTCCGTCACGGATCGAGATTCATATGCTCTAACCACTGCGTCAATGTTGTGCACAAACTGCTGACCGTATGAGTATTTGGCATACAGATGCTCACGTAACTCTTTAGCTTCAGGTGGTGACTTCATCAACGCGTTAAGAATCTGATTATTGGTTTGTGCAAACGCTGCATTAAATACTGGGCTGGCTAAAATCTGTTTGGCATCCTCTGCCTGCGCGTGCAGTTCATTTAAGTCTGGTTGATCTGATTCGCTCATTTCCTTTTCCTTTTAGATTTAGTGGCATTAGATTTAGTAGCTTTGGCCTTTTTAGCCGCTGCCTTGCCTGCTTTTGTGTATGGGTATTTCTTACCGTTAACCATGGGCATAACTACTTACCTCGTTTTTTGGTTGGCTTTCTAGTTGGCGCCTTTTTCGCTGTTTTGGCACTCTGCTTAAAGGCCTTAGCTGTCGGTGCGCCTTTACTGCCTGGCTTGCGCATCTTTTCACCGCTACCGGCTTTGATTCTCTTGCGCTTGTTGTGGATATTTGCATATAAACCTTTTGCCATTACTTTCTCCTACTTTCGCTTGGATTTAGCGCCTGAGCACTTCCAGCGTTTTCTGGATAGCCTCAGGGGTGAATTAGGATCCTTTGCGGCTTTGCTGTGCTTTTTCATTTGCCCTGCTTAGCGCGCACAATAGGCATCGCCTTTTTTTGTCCCTGCCCTAACCCTAGGGCCACCATCCTTTGCTTTTCCCGCTTGTCCATAACTAACTTTTCTTCCCTTCGCTGTAACCTTGACCCGTGCCTTGCCCTTTGCTGGTTTTGCCATTGGATACTCCTAAGCACTTTCTGATACAACTTTTCTTACACCTGTCTCTTCTGATTGATCGGCTGCCGCCAAGTCCTTAGTAGCTTTGGCTTGCGTGGCCACGGTATCAAGTTTTAATTTTTGCTTATCCTGCTCTATCTTGTGCTCTAGCTCGCTTAGCTTGATAAACTGCTCACCATCCTCTATTTCTTCTTTATGTTCCTGCTTATTGGTGTTCATAATCAGATCGTTTTCTTCTTTGATAATATCGAAGCGCAAACGGCCATCACGTTCATCTTGTTGCCGCTCCATTACCCGAATCTGACGCTCAGTGATCTGGTTATTAATTTGCGTTTGTTGCTCTTGAGCCTGCGCCTGCTGTTGTTGTGCATCTGCCATTTGTTGTTGCTGTTGCTGATACTCCGGGCTATCTGGGCTTAATAGGAATGGAGTATTCATATTCATTAGCTTAAACACGCGACTAAACAGGCTGTAGCGCTCTCTAGGTCCGTAGGTGCCGCCCATGCTGGGGTCATTGGGGTTCATGCTAAATTGCTGATCCAGACTTAAAAGCATTTGCGCTTCTTTAGCCTGTTCATCGGGTGTAAGGGCTACATCAATGCTCATATGATCGCGCTTACCTAGCTCTGAGGGGTTGATAGTGGCCATTTGTCCATTTATCTCTAAGCTATGGGCGGTTTCGTATTCCACGGCTAGGTTAAAGGCATCACAGAGTAGGCGCGTCATAAAGTCGCCTAGGTGCTTTGCCATTACCATCACCCGGCGATTGCTGGCATTCATAAACTGGGTAATCAAGTCGCTAGAGTTCTGTTTGCTCACTACTGAGGAGTCCATACCCCGTGACATCCTACTGGCACCACTGCGCGCTTCTTTCTCGGTTTCCATCATTTCTAGGGCTTGGAAAGAGGCAGCATTAAGCTGGGGTACTTGTAAGGGCTTAATCACTTGCGATGGATCGGGGGCATTGACATCAATAATGGAACCGGCGCGGTTATCCAACAGGTCCCGCGGGTTTTTAACTAACGATAAATTAGCCACCACCCGTGAGGTATTGGTCATAAACATATTATCGAGAACAGCCCGCTTGATGCCGGTGTTCGATTTTTGCGTGTGGGTAATTATCTCCGCAAGCGCTAAGCCATAGAATTTATGGGGCAGAGGAATAGGTACAAATTCTAGATAAGGCGCTTCGCTAACAATTTCATAATCTAAGAGTACGCGCTTGGAATGTATCGCTTTAATTAATAGGCATTTGCGCAGGGTTTCACTGTAGCGGCGTTGGTAGGACTCGTAGACAGTGACAAACTGGCGCTCTGTTTCTGCAGGGTCCCAATCATCTCTCAGACGGCCATCAATATCATCACGGTGGGTTTCTTCCAGCTCATCATCTAGGCGGTCTACTTTGTCTTTGGGGAAGCCATCGGCCAGTAAATCGCCTTTAGTGCGTGAGAACTCTATACTAAAAAACTCTGCCTCTTTGATGGAGGTGGCGCACTGGTCTATATAAACACGTTCCGGGGGGATAACTTCAATACAAACTTTAGACTTGTCGATTTTTCTTAACAGGGAACCGGCATAGCTGGTTTGCTCTACCTCGATACTTTCGCCGGTTTCAACATCTTGCGCAGCGACCTTTACGGTGGATTTTTTAACCTCGCGGATCTCTATCGCTGGATCAGCACCTAGTACATTAAAACTGGCCTCATCAAGCCCCTCAAACTCTTCCTCATCAAATTCATAATCTTCTTTGTAGTAACGCTTTACTATGCCCACTTTGGCTAACAGAGCATCGTGAATCACATCGTGGATTATTTTAAGGCCGGGGTTTTTGCGAAAAAATATCTCATTGGCTAAAGCAGTATCCACTGTGGCATCGCGCCCAGGGGAATCATCAAAATGGCAAATATCGCGGTTGGCGGTAAACACTTCCATCAGCATCGCTTTGACCGCTTCGACGGAATCAAACACATCCATACTGACATGTTGACTACGACCCTCTAACTCATTGCCTAACTGTTTGCCGTAGTAGTATTGATAGGCTTCATCCCTAACCGCTTTGATTTTAGATTGAGACTCGTCGCATGATTCAATATCGTGGTCAAGGCTGGTGAGTAACTCATCTTCACTAATATCAAAGTCAGTAATTGTGAACACGGCTTAAGCCCTCGTGTGGTTGTTGTTCGACATCATTTTGACCAAACCGCGTAACGGAAATAGCGGCATAGCGGGTGGCATCCATGAGGTCGTCGTCTTTTTTATGGATTTTTCCATCTTTGCGGTGATAACGTCTAAATTCATCAAACCAAGGTTTTAGGTTGTCAAAAACCTTTAAGCGCCCCGTCCTAAAGCGCTCGAGCATTTCCATAAGGCCAGGCTCAACATGATTGTTGCCGTCGGGGTTTGAAAAGCGCCCGATCATTTTCACCCCCGCGTTCATATACATCTGCGCCAAGGTGGTCCCTGTACCCTTTTCGGTATTGTCACCATCATGGGGGTAAATCACGGGGATAGTCTTACCGCGTCCTGTAATAGCCGCCCCATGTACTGCGGGCACTTCGCCCTCAACTTTGTAGATGTCATACACGTAAATTGTGTCAGAGTCGGGGTTATAAGCCGTCCAAACGCAAGCCGTAGGGTGGGTAATACCAAAGTCAACCGCTGCTAGTTTTTTATAATGGGGTGGAATCGCAAAGGGCTCACATTTAATGGCTTCTTCAGCGATAGGGAATATCATGCCCTCCCCTAATACAGGAATGCCCTTAGA